CCGGCCTCAAACCGGAAACCGGGCTCGACAACGCCTTCATGGTCGAAATTCCGCCATGGTCGGATTGCCATCATCCGCATTTTGCAGACCTTTACTGCAACGCGCCGTACGTGAACGCGGTCGGCCGGAACACGCAAAGCGCCAGCCTTTCTTCACCGCGGATCGTAATCATGTTCCGCTGGAAGTCGTCCACGTTCTCCGTCGAGATCAGCACTTCGATGGCCATCCTGTCGAAAATCTGCGCCCCGAGCCGGAACGCGCCGGTCAGGAAGTAACCGACCGCAAAGGCCGGCGTTGTCACCACGGGAAGACCCCAGAGACGGGGCGCGATCTGGCCCTGCGGATCGCCAACGATGTAGCGCCCGAGGGTATCTTTCGTCGTCTCGATCTTGGCCCAGTCGGTCGGATGCAGCACATAGCCGGTAGACGGGTACAGAGCCAACGTGGCCTGCAGCGAGGCCAGCCGCAGGATGTCGATGTCGGTTGCCAAGGCGGGAGCAAACGCGGCCGAATAGGCGGATGCCTGGGGAACAATGCCCAGCAAATGCTGCCCGGTGCCATCGCCGTAGAGCAGCTCGCCTTCCTCCGCATAGCCAAGGCCGTAGCGCAGCCTTCCGTCGATGTAGCTCTGGAGCTGCGTTGAGTCGTCCAGAATCTGCCGGCTCGCCTTCATGAAATGGGCGATGGTCCTGACCGGGGCCGATTTCAAATCGAACGTGATGTTGCTTTGCGGCTTGAGCTGTCCTTCCGAGACCACCGCCGCGGCCGTCGTGAACGGAGCGTCGGTTTCCACCGGATACTCTATGTTGTTGCTGGCCGTTGTGCCTGGCGTGATCAGATCCCGCACGACGAGTTGGCGCAGCGGGATAGGCACGATCGGCTGGCGGTCGGCGACCACCAGGGAGGACGTTGGCGACACGCCCGGCCCGACGCTCGCCGCTGCCGACGTGATGTCTTTGAGGTCGATGGTGATGCGGGCCTGGCCGTTTTTGGTTTCCATCAGCTTCTTGATTTCCGGGTCATCGCAGACGCGCTGTCCCAGCGACTTCAGGTCCGGCTGGCCGCCGGTGCCCCCGCGCCGGGCGACCTTCTGCTCGACATCGCCAACGCGGGCCGCGAGTTCGTTCATGTCCTTCAGCGCCTTGTCGGCGCTGGCTTTGGTCTCGGTGGTGGCGTTGCCGAGGTTCTTCATTTCCACGGTGACCTTCTCGGCGAAGGTCTTCACCTCGTCGGTGGCCTTCTTGAGATCGGTGGCAAGCGCCTTCAGTTCCACTTCCGGGTTTGGATCGTCAGCCATGGTGTTTCCAGTTCAGGATGATGAGAGGGAAAAGCCGCGCAGCGCCTTGGCGATCTCGCCGATCGCCTCCGATGCCGCCGGGTCCGCCTGGCGCTCCTCCGCCTCATCCCGAGGCTCCTGAGCAGTTTTGAACCCGCCTTCGGCGATCTGGCGGGCCATCGCGTGACTGACGCCGAACTCGTCCCGAATCCAGCTTTCAAACGCGCGCAGGGTAGCAGGCAGCGACTTCATGCTGTCCGGCAGACGCTTGCCGGTCAGATGTTGATGCGCGTCCTGCAAATGATTGAGCAGCGCCGCCCGCTGGTCTGCGGTCGGGCCGCCCGAGCCGGACATCGAGTTGCGATGCACGAGCAGGGCGGCGGCTACGGAATTTGTGGCTCCTTCGACGTTCGGTGGTGGAGCGGTGGACTTCAGGCCGTCGATGCGCGCCAGGGCGTTGCTGGGGTCGCGCACCGGGTCAACCGAGAACAGGTCAACGGCTTTGAGCGTCCGCTTCGGCTCGCCGGCCTTCTTCCCCATGAAAGAGCCGCCCTTGCGGACCGCGAACGCGACAGACAAACCGCGCAGGCCGCCGTCCTTCATCAGCCCGTGGATGCGCTTGATCGGATCGGTGTCGAGGCCGGAGAGCTTGCCCTTCACCCGCAGGCCGTTGTCGTCCTCGGCGATCTCGGTCCATACCCCAATGGGCAAAGGGTCGCCCCCTTTCCAGGCCGAGTGCTCGACAAACATCGCCGGCATCGTGCCGTTGCGCGCGTGCTCTTCCAGCGTATCCGAGAAGGCACCCTTCAACATGATATCGCCATGCCAGTCCTGGTGGTCGAAGACGCTGGCATAGCCTTCAAACTCGCCAAGCGCGGCGCTTGCCGTGAACTTGAACTCGCACGGTGCGGTGAATGAACCATCCATCGCGTCTCTCCTGTCACTGATTTTCCAGCGGCGCGCGTTCGGCGACCGCAGTCGAGTCTTTCGGCGGAGGCACCTTTGCTGTCGGCAACGCCACCTGCGCCACTGCGGAAGTCTTGGCTATGTCGGCGGCTTCCTGGATCGGCACCATGCCCGCCGCCACAGTGAGGTCGTCGCCGCCGGGGAGTGGTGGCATGTTGTCCAATGCGCGAAGCTCGTTCCTCGTGCGCAGTCCATGGTCGGCCAGCACGGCGTAGAGGGCGGCACGGCCGGCGCTGTCGGCTCTCAGCAAGCCCTCGACGTTGAACTCCGCATAAAATCCGTTGGCCCTGTCCTGCGCGGAGACCAAAGACTTGGCAATGCATTGCTCAATCCGCTTCAGATGCGGCCGAAGCGCGAACGTGAGGAACCACAGCATCATCTGCTCCATGCCCGATCCCCAAGCGGTAGAGCGCGTCATGTGCCCAATCATCGTTGGAGGAACATCGAACCAGCGGCAGATCGTTTCTACCTGGAACTGCCTGGACGCAAGCAACTGCGCGTCTTCAGGCGGCAAAGACAATTGTTCGAGTTTCCATCCGCCTTCGATGAGCGGCACCCTGCCCGCGTTGACGGCGCCCGCGTACTCCTCCTGGAACTTTGTCTTATACCTCTCGCGCTGGGTGTCGTTCAGATATGCCGGCGCTATCAGCGCGTGCGCCGGCCGCATGCCATTCCGCCACAGCGATCCCGCCGCGCGCTCCGCCGCCAGCGAAGTCGCGATGCTCTGCATCCCCTGCTGGATCGGGCTCATGCCAAACAGGCCGTCAAGCGAAAATCCCTTGATGTGCATTACATCGCCTTCCTCGAGATAGGCGATAAACCCCATGTAGTTGTAAGCGTAACGGAGCGAGCCGTCCTCCTGCCTTGTGATGTTCACCCGGTCGGGGCGCATCGGGGTGACGGCGACGATCCGGCCTCCGGCTCCGCGCTCAATCGCGGCATAGCCGTTGCCCCAGAGCAGAATCGACGCGGCGAGGGCTTCCCAAAATTCCGTCGCAGTCATGTCGGCATTCGGTATGTCGTGCAAGAGCGCATAGAGCGGATGCTGCCGAGCTATCACCGCCTGCCCGTTGTCGTCCTGTTGGTAGACCTGAAGCGGCAGCGTCGCGATCGTCTGCGCGATCAGGCGGACGCATGCCCAAACCGCATCCAGAGTAAGCGCGGTGCCGACGGTGACATTCTCGCCGGCGTGCGTGATGCCACTGCCCATGAAGTGATAGAGCCGGGGATCGGACAGCCCCAGCCCGCGGGCGATCGTGGTGACCGCCTTCAGATAGATGGTGCGGAGAGCTCCCACCTCATGCGCTCACGGGCGACGACAGGAAGCTGTCGAGGCCGGCGCTGTCATCCAGCATGGCTCGGCCTATCGCCATGATGAGGGAGGTCGCGCCGTCTATCCGGCCCGTGCTGTGCTTCTTCGTCGGCATCTCGTTGCCGTTCTTGTCGGTCTGCACTCGCATGTTCAGGACCATCCAGCGCAGCACAGGGTTGTTGCCGTGATCGAGCTTCTCGGACAGCAGCATCGCCTGAAGCTCCTTGGTCGGGGCGTTGTAGCTGCGAAGGCCCTGGACGAACTCGAACATCGGCACGCCCTCGCCCTGCAGAGCCACGGCAAGCTGGGTGGCGTTCCAGGGGTCGTATGCCACGCTGGCGATCTCATGCCGGCGCGCGTCCTCCAGCAGCGCCCGCTGGATTTCCGAGTGGTCGATGACGTTGCCCGGTGTGGCCTCGATCCAGCCATCATTGATCCACCGCTGGTATTGCACCCGGTCCCGGTCGGACTTCTCCATGACGGTATCCGCCGGCATCCAGAACCGGCACGTCAGCCGCCATCTGTCGCCAATCTCCTGCGGCGGGAACACCAGCACGAACGCGCCCAGGTCGATCTTGCTCGCGAGGTCAAGGCCGCCGAAGCATCGCCTGCCTGCCATCACCGCCGGGTCGTAGGTCTCAACGAAATTCCTGTCCCAAAGCTCCGCCGTGACCGCCTGGTTGGCGCTGGCCTGCCTGACGTTGAGGCGAAGCCGCATGAACTCCACCAGCCGCTGCGGCGAGTGCTTTGCCGCCAGCGCCTGCCTCTTGAGATCGTCCAGCTTGCACGATACCCCCAGATTGGGATTCGCCTTTATCCAGACCTTCGGATCGTCCCAGCGGTCATCGGGGTCAATCGTGGCGACGTAGCAAAACCAGGCGTCGTCCTCGTAAACCCCGTTGAGCACGCCCTCCGCGTAAGTATGTTCCTGGGCGTAAACGCTTTCGGGATTGTCATCGCCTGCCGTCGTGATAATCCAGAGCAACGGCTGGCGCCTCGCTCCAAGCGCGGTATCAAGCACGTCCAGCACCGCGCGATTTTTGTGTTTGTGCAGCTCGTCGATGACGACCATGTGCGGGTTCAGGCCGTCCATCGTCCGCTCGTCGGAAGACAGCGGCTCGAATTTGGACATCGTTTTATCGACTGCCAAACTCGCCCGGAACACACCGACGGTCTTCCGAAGCTCCGGCGAGCGCAGGACCATCTGCCGGGCCGCGTCGAAGACGATCCGGGCCTGGTCTTTCTTGGTCGCGGCCGAATAAATGTCGGCGCCGGGCTCGTTGTCCGCGACGAGGCCGATCAGTCCGACCGCCGACGCCTGCAAAGACTTCCCGTTTTTCCTGCCAATTTCCTCGAATACCACCCGGAAGCGCCTGGTCCCGTCCTTGCGTAGCCAGCCGAACGCGGAGCCGACCACAAACTGCTGCCACGCTTCCAAATGAACGATCTGGCCGCCCCATTCGCCCTTCGTGTGGCGCAGGAAGCGGTGAAACCCGATGCGGTGCCGCGCGATGTCGGGGCGCCAGGCCAGTCCCCGCGCCGGACCGTGCTGAATGTCGCCGAAATGGCGCTCACAGGCTTTCTTGACGAGGTTTCCGGTGACAATCTTGCCGCGCAGGACATCCCACGCATAGGCCGAGACCGGATCGGCGCTAGTTGACGGCCGACGAGCCGGGATCTCTGGCGAGGTAGGCTTCGAGGGTGTCGGTTTGCGGGATGGCATCAGCCTGCCCGCCAAGATCGCGTCCGCCAGCGGCGCCCTGGAGGCTCAGCCGGGGCCGTGCGGCGGGCGTGAAGCCAAGTTCCGCCGCGGCCCGAAGGATTACGACCGCCTGGCGGTTGATGACCGGCAAATATGGGCTCTGGACCGGCACGCCGGCTTGGGGCGAGCGCACCACGAGGCCGGTACGCGATTGGGCGATGCAGGCTTTCCGGTGCAAATCGCTCGCGATCACCCAAACCGTGAGCGCGGATCGGTCGATCTGCTTCAACATGCCGGGAGGGGAGTGGTCGAGGGCGAAATTCCACGCGCTCACCTGATCATCGGTGAAGAAATCGGGCGGAGCGAGCGCGGCCAGATCGCCGGCCGGCTTGGGCTCAAGCGGATTCCGTGGCTTTTTCGAGCCGTGCAGGTCTTTGAGCACGGTGGGCTTTGGTTTGTTGCCGCGCACCGCCATTACCGGAGCCCTTTTTCGCGATGCCGCAGCGCATCGCATTTTGTGCAGAGAAGCCGCAGGTTCGACGGGTGGTCCGGTCCGCCATCCTCGCGGGGAATAATATGGTCGGCACGGCAGCCATAGGGCTCTCCGCAACCGGCGC